ATGTATGAAAGACTGAAAAGATTATACCAGGAAGGACGCGCGTCCGAAGCAATGCTGAAGAACGCAGTCAAGAGAGGATGGATCACAGATGAAGAAATGCAGGAGATCATCGCCTCAAAGAAAGAGCCAGAGGTTCCAGTGTCTACACCGGAATCCAGATAACACCTGCAGAAGGACATACGAGCCATGCACGGAAAGCTGCCGGTACTTCGGTACCTGCGGCGAGTGCGTGGCTTATTTTATTCCGGCAGGCCAGCAGCCATGCAGAAGCTGCAGCAAATTAAATGCAGGAGGGAGGTAGGAACCAATGGACATGACAACAATCGTCGTGGCCGCCAGCATTCCGTCCGCGTTCACAGGCTTCTGTTTCTGGCTCATCGAGCAGAATCTCAAGAAGCGTGCGGACAATGAAAAAGAGGAACGCGAGGAGCGCCAGAAACAGCTGGACGAACGCGAACAGATCAGAGAGAAGAATGAGCTCTGCATCATCAACAGCGTGAACGCAGCCATAGCGCTCGGAGAGGCCACAGCCAGAGCCGTGCAGAGAATCCCGGATGCACACTGCAACGGAGACATGCACGCAGCCCTGGACTACGCTCAGAAGGTCAAGCACGAACAAAAGAACTTTCTGAACGAGCAAGCACTGAAACATATCATCGAGGAAGGAGAACAAACATCATGAAAAACATCGACTGGAAAAGAAAACTGACAAGCAGAAAACTCTGGACAGCAGTGGCATCATTCGTATCAATGATGATCGTAGCCACAGGAGGCGCAGAGAACACAGCCACACAGGTAACGGCACTCATCATGGCCGGAGCATCCGTCGTGGCATACATCATCGGAGAAGGACTCACCGACTCCGCAAACATTGGATCCGACGATTCAGAGGAATAAGAAGCACAAAGCACCCAGGGCGGCCACCAGGCTGCCCTTTTTTATTTAGGAGGTATGCAAGATGGCAATCACAGAGAAACAGCAGAGATTCATCGAAGACATAGCAAAGCACGTGCAGAAGTACGCGAAAGCATACGGAATCCTGGTACACAGTCCCATCATCGCCCAGGCAATCCTGGAATCCGGATGGGGAGAGAGCAAGCTGGCATCCAAGTATCATAACTACTTCGGAATGAAATGCGGGACAACCTGGAAGGGCAAGAGCGTGAACATGGAGACGAAGGAGGAATATACGCCAGGGACTCTGACAACGATCAAGGACAATTTCAGAGTATACGACAGCATGGAGGAAGGCGTAAAGGGTTACTTCGAATTTATTCAGAAGCCGAGGTACAAAAATCTGAAAGGTGTTACAGATCCAAAGAAATACCTTCAGCTTATCAAGGCAGATGGATATGCGACTGATAGCAGCTACGTCGAGAGCACATACCGACTGGTTACACAGTACGAACTCACAGAGTACGACGCGGAAGGAGGAACCAACATGAAAATCAACATCATCAAGCAGACCGGGACGCACGGCCTGTATTCAACCGGCAGAGGGAAAGATAAGTACCTGGTATACCATTACACAGCAGGAGTAACGAGCAAAAAAGGATCGGCCAGAGCGACAGCGTCCTGGTTTGCAAATCCAAAAGCCGGAGGAACTGCAGACTTCATCGTGGACGATGAAGAAATCGTACAGTACAATCCGGATCCGGAGAAATACTCCTGCTGGGCCGTCGGTGGCAGCGCATACGGAAACAAGGGCGGCAAGCTCCACGGCATCGCTACGAACCACAACTGCATCTCCATCGAGATCTGCAGCACCAATAAGACCGGCCGCGTGACGAACCCGAACGACGATAACTGGTACTTCACAGACGCAGCACTTGCAAACGCAGCGAAGCTGGGACGATACCTCATGGAAGTATACGGAATCCCGGCCAGCAGAGTAATCCGCCACTATGACGTCACCGGCAAGCTCTGTCCAGGAATTAAAGGATGGAACCTGGAGAACGGATCCGATGATAAGAAGTGGCAGACATTCAAGGCGCAGCTGTCTGCAGAAGCAAAGGATAACACACCGGCACCTGCTCCAGCACCAGCTCCGTCCGGAGCAACGACAGTCAACTATGCGTATAAGGTCACGGTCTCCGATTTGAACATTAGAAAAGGACCAGGCACAAACTATGACTCGGCTGGATACACCGGCAAGGGAGTATTCACAATCGTGGCAGAAAAGGGCGGCTGGGGCAAGCTCAAATCCGGAGCAGGCTGGATCAGCCTCAACAGCAAATATGGCCACAAGGTAAGCAGTGGATCCACCACACCTGCAGCAGCTCCATCAACGCTGAAATGGACCGTCACGATTTCGGATCTGCGCATCAGAAAAGGACCAGGCACAAACTATGACTGGACCGGAGCGTATACCGGCAAGGGAACATTCACGATCGTAGAGCAGAAAAATGGATGGGGAAGATTAAAGTCCGGAGCAGGCTGGATCAGCCTCAACACAGCATACGGACACAAAGCATGATCCCGACATCAATGTCGGAAACATAGACAGAAGCCAGGGAGGTCAAACCTCTCTGGCTTCTTTTTTGATGGCCTCAGCATCGGCCAGGAAGAATATATCCCACACGTCCTGCGGGGAGAGTTGATACCGGACCGCGATCCGGACTATGTGCTTGCGCTGGAATGGCTGCCGCCCGTTCCAAATCGTCGAGAAATTGGATGCAGTCATGCCCAGGAAGACCGCAAGCGCCTTATTTGTATCGCCATGATCATCCATGGCCTGTTTCAATTTTTCTTTGTCAAACATTTTGATTCATTCCTTTCTAAAAGGATTACCGTGGAGCGCTTCGATTAAGCTGCGCGGGGAAGCTGCAGAAAACCCAGGATAAAATTTATACAATCATAGGCGACGCCTTTCTGGCCGGTGGCCGGGTGCAAGGTTTACGAGGACGTCCAGCGGGGCTGCCAGACCTTCAGGCTTTCACATTAAAAACCAGGGAAACTTGTCGAACATCAATCCACGGTATCCGTCGCGCTTCTTCCTGCAGGGCTTCGGACCTGCCATCGGCGGTTTAATACCGGAGGCCTAAGCCTCCGCGCTTTTCAATCTGAACACGCTGTAGAGATAAGCTCCTGAATCATCAGAAACGATATCGACATTTGTTAATTTTTCAAGAGCTGATGACATCGGAGTGCCATACGTTCCACGTTCCCAAAGACCGGAACGCTCTGCCATGCTCCAAAAACAACCAGTCTCGATGCCGCCGTTTTCAAAAGGAACGTGCTTCTTGAATACAGATTTTATAAAATTTTCACACCACTCGATTTTTACATTTTTCATTTTTTACGCCTCCTCGCGATAAATTTCTTTGAAATCTTCAACAACGATCGTCCGCTCGGTTCCACCGAGAACCAGCTCGACCTGAACATAATCGCCATCATCATCACAGGACACCGTGATGCTTTCACGGTTGGATTCCAAAACCTCGAATCCGTAATGCTTCAGATCCTGGAACAGATCCTCCATGCTTCCATACCAATCATTCATAATTCCACAAAGTAAAGATTGTTCATACATAGCCAAGACCTCCGATTCGTTTATTTGCTTTCCTTTAGGTTGTCTGTATATTAGCTCTGATACCGGTACTATTCAAGTTATTTATAACCGTAAACTGCACAAAGATCTCGGCCGGTTTTTGGTGGTAATTATGACATTTCAACCAGGAATTCATTCGCAAGCGCGCGCACATATTCAACGCTCGCTGAACGATCAACGATCACCTCTTCCGGTCCGAAATATTGATACAAAATATCGCAGTCAGGACACCAGAGAAGCGGCACACGACGATCACCGCACACTGTCGCGACCTCAAGATCATGCCTGCAGTGCTTGCACTGCAGGAGCGTTTTAATTCTACAAGCCACGCTGAATCACCTCCTTTATTTTATATTCACTTTTTTATATTGCGGGCGGACAGGATAATTGTAGGGGAAGTCCGTGGAGGAGAGGCAGTGGATATGCTGCAGAGCCTTATATGTACTATATAACAATTATATATATAACGTGTATAAGGATGGAAAATATAGATTAGAGGGAGGACATAGGAACGATATGAACATTAAGTATAGGTTATTGTGTAAAAGGTTAATAGAGGAAAGGAAGAGAGTAGGTGTCATTCAATATTATAATGTACTGTTCATAATGGAGCTATTGTCAGATAAAGACATATGGTCTTTAGAACGGTGGGTGAACGGTATAAATAACATATATATGAAGGATATACATAACTGGTGTAGACTGCATTTTGTTAAATATCACACTGTATTTGTTTACAGGAAAGAGTATCCGGTAAAAGCAAATATTTGGAATGGGTATTCATATATAAGGTGGCGGATGGAGCGGATGATGAATTTGGGATAAGATAAAATAGTGCATGCATGAAAGGGAACCTTAAAGTAGAGAAAGTATGGATAGAACGAAGGATAAGGCTCTGCGCTATTCGTTTGGCAGAGCCTGAGCATTGTCCTGATCCGTAGAAAATAAATCTAACTGACCTTCTGGAGTGGAACTTTGACCGGATTCATCTTCAGTTGAGGTTTCTCTTTTTTTGGGTGTTTTATGAGTGTATAATTTTTCAAAAGGAAGTGAATACTTGGATTTTTTATTGTATTCTAGTAAAAGAGCTTCTGCGAATCCTAATGAACCGGCACGACGTTCTCTGGCAGTACGACTGATTTCTCTGACAGAGACACGCCCTACTTTTTCTTTAAATGTGTCATCTTTCATTGTTTCTCCATAAGCATTATCCAGACGGGCAATAGCATTAAGCATATTGGAACTAAAGGACATAGGCGCACCTTCCCATGTGGCAACGCAAAGGCGTAAAACACGATCAAGAGTGTGAAAACCATATTTTTCATAGATATTAATTAAAGTGGATACAGCACATATACCTCCGGGGCGAGAGGAAGAAGTAATAGAGAGATCATATGATTCAACAAGGTCACGAATAATAAGTTCTCTATCATTACCAGCTTCAATATTAGCCATGAATATTTCATAAGGTAGTAACGATTTGACATATTTCATCTGATTTGCAAAAATATCTGCTTCTTGGGTGTAAACAAGATCACCATAAACCATACACCAGACAGGAGTTTCTCTTGATCCAGAGATAAGAGCGACAATTTCTATAGTGTGTTGTCCGTTGAATACATAATTTATCCCATCACGTCTACTTACTTTTACAGGGTTTATCTGATAAAGGTCAAAATTAGCTGCAGCACGCTGAACGTGTTTGATGGAAAGATTACGTTGGTAATCTTGATTTGAACATAAATTTTTAATAGGTATTTGCTCAAAATGCACTTGGGGAACAAACTTTTGTAAATCTTCGGTATTTCCATCCATAATTATATTTCCTCCAATTTTTTTAAAATATTATTTGTGGTTGATATTAGGCACATAAGCTGATATTTAAGCTTATATTTTGCTGTATCAGATGCAATTTTAAAATCTGAAACTTTTAATACTCTTTCGATAGAACTGTTCCATGATGGAATCGTCAATGTAAGACTTGCAATTTCCGCATCTGGATCAAATTGTGGCAGGTTGCGTATAGATGGAATAGAAACGGAAGATTCTTTCTTTAATATCGGCTTGGCGTAATTATTCCACAGTAATTCCCGTTTCATATCATGATAACTGAGATGTTCTATCTTTTCGGCAAGGAGGTAGTTATTTAGACTTAAAAGCTGCTCTTTTGATAATCCTGAAAGCTCAATAATATTAGCTTGGGAAATCCAGAGCTGACCAGAGCGAACTCGTTTGACCAGATCCGGAACTTTTTCATCAATTATATCTAGTGCACTACTGTAAGCAGAATATTTGTAAACGGTAGCCGTTGCTACATTACATTCTTCGGATATTTTTTTGGCTGCGATGCTTGCACCGGAAATATGAGATTTATTCGTAGATGAAAGTTGTCTTGAAACTAATATTTTTTCAGCATCATATTTTTTCCCAATCAGGTATTTTTTATTGATATTGGTTAAATCCTCTCGTTTAAGTTGGTCAGTACATATCCATGAAATTACATCTTCTTTACTGGAAAAATGGAGTCTTTTTATTCGGAAAGGAATACTGTGTTTACGAAATAATTCATATGCTTCTATGCCATTAATGACAATACCATTCCAGGTGCAGATGGGGGTATGATAGGAATGACATAATATCTGTTGTTCAAGTTGTTTATAATCTTTTTCACCGAGATATTGATACAAATTGGTGAATTCTAGTTTTGTTTTTAATGTATATATACTATAATTGCGCATACTCATCTCCAATTATTTCTGATTTGAATTCTGTTTGTGGCAGTTTTGTGATGATGTTATCCATGGAAAATAGAGCTATTTTCTTATTTGGGTAAATATTGCCTTCTAAACGGAAAATGTTAAATTTCTCCCAAGAAAGGTTAAGCTGGGAAAGTGAATATAGTAATTCTCGGCTGTATAACTCATAACTGTTACCATTGATGACAAAATAATCCTTAACTTTATGTGCCAATTTATCCTCCGCACAACTAGCCTTTATACCTATCATTTTTTGATCAGGATTAACAAGAAGTTGAATATATTCTGGGTTACCAATTTGACGGAGTGTATTGCGGTGGATTCGTATACGATTCTTTTTAAAGTCAATACATATTAGTGGATGGGAAGAGTGTTTGTTGTTCATAGGATTTTTCCTCACTTTCTGCTGTTGATGGTTTTTTTGCTTTTTCTGTGGATTTATCAGTTACCTTCTTCTTTTCTTGTATGTCAAATACTGCGTAGCCTTCAAATATATTAACTTGCATTGATTTTTGATGTTCTTCCACTGGAATACCGAACTGATTCTTCCATTCTTCAGGATAAGAAGGTGTCCTAGCAGTGGTTACAGTTCCATTGTCTTTTAGTGTACGAGGAAATATTTCAGGTGAAGTTAAATCGAAAATGAACAGTATTTCATTGCCAGAACGAATTAGTTTGCCGAGAATCTTGTACCGATAATTAGGATTCCAGTCCATGAGAGATATCACTTTAGCAAAAAAAATCCGACAAGTGATTTGTTTTGGCGAACGTTTTTTCCCAGAGGAACACCAACGAAAAGAGTCTTTTTCTTCTTCTCGACAGGGACGGACAGCCAGTTTTTTTTCAATGGGATTGACTAATATTTGCACATATTCGACATCGGGTAGTTTTTTTATGCAGGCGGTATTTACAGATACCTTGTAGTTATTAAGCGTAAACGAAGGTTCGTAAATATGAGCGAAGAATTCGCCACGTACAACTTGATAACCGTCATAGCTGAAAGAATCATCGTCAGTGACTTCCATTTGATTTGAGGGGTTGGATGCGACTGTTATTGGCATAGGTGTGTTGATTTTCATCATATCAGAAGGTTCTGTAGTCATATTCCATTGATTTGTAGGTTGCTCGCTCATTGGGTGTCTCCTTTAATTTCTGTAATAATATTCTTTATATTTTGTATAATGGTTTCTTTGGGAGTGGTTTGTAGCTCAGGTTCTTTATAAGGTTTACTTTCTGAAGCAGTCTGCCAGTTTTTGTCCGCTGTAAATTCTGTTAATTCTGGCGCTTGAGATTGAGTATAATAATTATTACCGAAGCTATTCATCCAGTCGGCAGGATAAGCTAACACACTCTTAGAATCAGATATTGTATCAGGCGTATTGTTATTGGGGGAGGATACGTCGTTGGTAGTTGTCGGTATTCGTATTTCTGTATCGTCCATGTTGAAGATAAGGACATTTTCATTGTCTTTTTGGTGTGCAACTCCTAATATTCTATATTTGCATTTTTTGTCCCATTTAAATATCTCGTATAATGTTGGCAAAAATGCAGCGCCGGAAATTGGTTTTGGAATAGGTTGACCATCTTTGAGACGTGACCACTGCACTTTATTTTTGGTTTCCGAGGAACATGGTCGGATAGCAAGTAGTTTTGATCTTGGGTGTATTAGCATTTCGACAAATTTTATGTTTGGAAATTTCCGTATAGCGTCTTTGTTAAAAGAGATCTGTTTATATGAAAAAGAAACAGAAATCCGACCAACCGAGGAGAAAAATTGTCCTCTGGCAACTTCATAGTCTCTTAAATCGAAGGAACCGGCGGAAGCAGTAACTGTATCAGGTGCATTCATATTTTCCGGTTTAAGGACGCTTTGAGATGCTTCAAAGTAGTCTCTGGCTTTAAATCCAGACCATCTTGGATTAATGCTTATAAATCCACTTAGAGAGCCTTCTTGTATCACATGTAATTCTGGTAAAATCTCCTTATTTCCATATTTCGCATTTGTAATTAATTTTTGAACAGCTATGAAATCATCTCTGGAGATAATAGCTTCGTGATGTCCGACTTTTCTGTATTGATTACGGTCTTGATTGTTTTTCCTTGATTTATGGTCAAGATAATTCGGAGTCCATGTTTTTCTCGCCAGAACATCCCCACAATGGCGTTCATTTTGAAGGATTTGTAGTATGGTACTGGATGACCAGACATCATTATTCTTTTTTGTTCTACAACCGAGTTCTGTCAAAGAATCAGCAATTTGTTGAGCACTGCTTCCATTCAGATACATATAAAAAATAAGCTGCACAATTTTAGCTTCATGTGGATTGATTACAAGATTTCCATTTTCGTCTTGGTCATATCCGAGCAGAGGAGGTGTAAGGAATATTCCCCGACGAAAACGCATTTCAATGGAAGAATTCATAATTTCACTTTTGGTATGACTTTCTTCCTGCGCAAGTGTTGACATGAATGACAGAATCATTTCGCTTTTGGGATCAAGAGTATTTAAATGCTCTGTTTCAAAAAATACACCGACGGGTGGACGGAGTGAAGAAAGCTCTCGTACATATCGTATACAGTCAACAACGTTTCTTGCAAATCGTGATACACTTTTTGTTATGATTAAATCAATTTTTCCAGCTTCACAATCTTCAATCATTTTTTTGAATGCATCTCTATGTTGAAGCGAGGTGCCGGAAATGCCTTCGTCGGCATATATTTCTACAAGCATCCAATTCGGATTTTTATTTACTACATCCTGATAATGATTTTTCTGTAATTCATATGAGGATGTTTGGCGTGGATCATCCGTAGATACCCTTGCATATACAGCTACTCGTAGTTTTTTCTCTGTTTTAAAAATATCCTCTGGTGGAAGTGCCGGGATTACTTCCAGTTCTTCTGGATCAATACCTTTGTATCTTTGCCGGATTCTGGCTTTTTGTTCATCAATATTACTGCTTCGTTCTTCACTTTCTTTCATCAATAGCGACATCCTTTATAGTTGATATAACTATCATAGAATTTTTTGATTGAAAAAGACATAAACCATCAGTTAAGTGATTAACGGATGGTTTATGTAGAAATAGATATTTGATTGTTATTGAATGATTTAATAATCATTCGGGTTATCAGCATCGTAATTGTGTCTTGAGGATAGATGCCAATCATTGATTCGTAAAATGTTTTTTATGGCTGAAAGAACCTCGAATATGTAACGTTTTTCAGTGCTGGTACAATCTGCCATTAATAAATCAATGTCAGTTTGATATTCCGTAGGATTGTATAACAAGTTCCCATAGAGTAATTCATCAATAGTAATTTCAAGTGCGTTGCTAATTTTGATTAAAGATTCTAAACTGGGTTTACGCTTGGCATTTTCTATATAGCTTATATAAACAGTAGAAAGATCAGCAATTTCAGCCAGCTCCTCGGCAGATAATCCTCGTTGTTTGCGGGTTTCTCTTATACGTTTGCCTATAAGTGCATAATTTATTTCCATGTCCTCACCTCCTTTCCATCACAACTTGACTTTTTTGTGTTGTAGATAGAAAAAATGGTGAGCTATACAACAGCAATTGGTTGTATAAAGAGAAGTATATCATATGTATATAGCAAAAAGAAGATTGTCGATTGATGCGAGAAAAAGGCGATAAGTTGTAATTGAACAACAGCGAAAAAAGGGTTATCATTTATGTATTAAAAATTATGTCTGGGAGGAAAATACATGGCAGATAAAGAGGAAATCAAAACATTGGAGGAATTAGAGGAAAAAGGAAAAATACTGCGGGAGTACAAAGAAAAATTCCGGCAGATGTGCCAAGAAAATAAAATGATAAAGGGTTCGACAGTGCTGAAACTATATGATAAAATTGAAGAGGTACAAAGAGAATATGAGCATTTAGATAATAAGCTGACATTAATGGAATACAACTTTATATAGTTCTATTTTTTTTGTTTTAATACTACTGTTTCCCTTAGTAAATACTTGTAAGATACATCTCTAATATTTTTGCGGATTTCTAGTTACAATTAAGGTAACTACTATCGGAAAGAGGTGTATTTACTTGCGCACAGAGGATTATATTGCGGACAATATTATAGCTTTATGTAAAAAACGTGATATGAGCAAATATCGGCTGTCACAGTTGACTGGTATATCTCAATCTTCGATTGGAAAAATTATTGCTAAAGAAAGTTTACCAACTATGCCTACTGTAGAAAAGATATGTGATGCACTGGGAGTAACAATGGCACAATTCTTTGCCGGAATGGATGTTCCAGTAAGTTTATCAGAATCACAACAAGAGGTTCTGAATATTTGGAATAATCTTGATGAAAAAGAACAGAATGTAGTGATACAAATGCTCCGGGGACTTCAAAAATAAAGGAAACAGTTGTAACGAAAATGTTGACTGTTTCTTTTTTTATGGAGTTGGGAGATTATGGTGATTGAAAAGAAATATTATGATATTGCACAGCGTGAATTGGAAGAAATGCAAAGAGAAATTAATGCAGAAAAAGCGCAAATGTCAGAAGAAGAGATACTAGAGGATAAAAAATGGCATGATGAACAATTGGAAACAATTATTAAAAAGGCAGAAGCTCATATGCGTCGTTTTAAGAAAGTTCCAGATCCTCAAAAAGTAGTGAAATTCACTTTTTTACAAAAAGATGCATTGGAAATTGCACGAAATATGCAGATGAATATAAAAACTGAGCGTAAAGAAGATGATTTATGGGGGACGATAGAAATGTCATTTAATAATATGTGGTTTTTAGATTCGGCTCCTAGTGAATGGAAAGATATTTGGAATAACTTGATGAAAGAAGCTCAGAGAGTGTATATAGAAGCAAAAGATAACATGATCATGTATCAATATTATTATGATTTGGCGGTAGAAGTTCCTTGTGTGTAGACAAAATACAAATAATGATATATGAATGCTGTTCTGTAATAATTTTATGATATACTGTGGATATGATATGTAAAAATAGTCGGAGAAAGATTGGTGAATGCACGATTATTTAGGAGGAAAAAAGCATGACAGATGCAGAACAAAGAGAGGCTGCCCGTCAATTTGTAAACCGATGGATGGGAAAAGGGAAAGAAGATGAAGATGGACGTTCTTATTGGATTGATTTATTGACGAATGTTTTGGGAATGGATAATGTGACAGAACGTTTGAATTTTGAAAAGAAAGTTGTAATTGATGGAAATACAAAACGTATTGATGTATATATTCCTGAAACACGAGTAATCATTGAACAGAAGAGTCTTGGAAAAGCATTGGATCAGAAAATCAGGAATTCAGGAGATGTTGATCTTACTCCATTTGAACAGGCAGACAGATATAATGGGAAACTGACTTTTGATGAAAGAGCTCGATGGATTGTTACGTCAAATTTTGCTGAAATTTGGATTTATGATATGAACCAGAAACAGCCAGAACCGACAAAGATTGCTTTAGATGAATTACAAAGCAAATATCCATTGTTGGACTTCTTGGTGAAAAAGGAAGTAAAGACAATATCGCATGAAATGGAAGTATCAATAAAAGCAGGAGGTATTGTTGGGCTTATTTATGATGCGTTTTTAAAACAATATCGTATACCAGATATTAAGGAAAAGGATGAAACATTTGAGCAGAAAGAAAAAAGAGAGCATAAACTAAAGAGCCTGAATGCTTTATGTGTGCGAATTGTTTTTTGCTTGTATGCAGAAGATGCTGGTATTTTTGGAAAGAGAAATATGTTTCACGATTATTTGGAAACATATGAAGTAAAGGATTGCCGGAGAGCTTTAATAGAATTATTTAAGATATTGGATACACCTGTATCAGAGCGAGACGAGTATTTGGAAGAAGAACTTGCTCAGTTCCCATATGTAAATGGTGGGTTATTTGCTGATGAAACTATTGAGATACCACCTTTTACAGAGGAAATTAAAGAATTACTTCTTACAAAAGCGTCAGAAGATTTTGACTGGAGTGATATTTCTCCAACTATATTTGGAGCGGTATTTGAATCTACATTAAATCCTGAGACCAGACGTTCAGGAGGAATGCATTATACATCTATTGAAAATATTCATAAAGTTATTAGTCCTCTTTTTTTGGAAGATTTGCAAAAGGAATTTGATAGTGTTAGAGCAATTCAAGTGAAGCGTACCAGAGATAAAAAATTGGAAGAATTCCAAAATAAATTGGCATCACTTACATTTTTTGATCCTGCGTGTGGTTCCGGAAATTTCCTTACAGAAACATACCTGTCGCTTCGTCGTTTGGAGAATGAGGTGATAAGGGAAAAAGTTGGCGGACAAATGACATTGGTAGAGGTAAATAATCCAATTAGAGTTTCTATTCAGCAATTTTATGGAATAGAGATTAACGATTTTGCAGTTACAGTTGCAAAAACGGCTTTATGGATTGCAGAATCTCAAATGTTGGAAGAAACGAAAAATATTGTGTATGGATTTAATGATGATTTTCTTCCTTTAAAGACATATGTAAATATCACAGAAGGAAATGCATTAAGAATTGATTGGAATGATGTAATTCCTGCAGAAAAATTATCGTTTATAATGGGAAATCCGCCATTTGTAGGAGCACGTTGGATGGCGTCGGAGCAGAAGGAAGATGTTGAGAAGATATTTGAAGGATGGAAGAGTATAGGAAATCTTGATTATGTTAGTTGCTGGTATAAAAAAGCGGCTGACTATATGGGAAATTATAATATCAGAGCAGCATTGGTATCAACTAATTCAATTACACAGGGAGAAAGTGTTTCGATTCTCTGGAAACCTCTTTTTGAATCAGGTCTACACATTGATTTTGCATACAGAACATTTATATGGGATAGTGAAGCGTCAATAAAAGCGCATGTTCATTGTGTAATTGTTGGCTTTAGTAGAGCTGTAAATAATAAGCAGAAAATAATTTTTTCAGGTGAGAACACAATTCCGGCGAATAATATTAATGGATATTTGCTTGATGCAGAAAATATATTCATTGAAAAAAGAATGAAACCATTGTGTAATGTTCCTGAAATAGCATTAGGTGGGCAAGCAATTGATGGTGGATTTTTAATATTGACGGAAGAGGAAAAGGAAGAGTTTTTGGAAAAAGAACCACAGGCTTCTCCGTTTTTTAGACATTATATGATGGGAAAAGATTTTATTGATCGAAAGCCGAGATATTGTATTTGGCTTGTTGGAGCTGATCCTGGATTATTAAAAAAATGTCCGATGATATTAGAACGAGTGAATAAAGTACGTGAATTTAGACTTAGTAGTACAAGAGCGAACACAAAAAAAGCGGCTGAGAATCCAACTTTATTTGCATCAATACTTGAACATAAAAATCAATATATTGCGATTCCCAAAGTTTCTTCTCAGAATCGTAGATATATTCCAATGGATTATTTAGATGGTGAAATTATTCCGGGAGACAAATTATTCACTATGCCAAATGCATCATTTTATGAATTTGGTGTATTGATGTCGAATGTTCATATGGCATGGATGCGAGCAGTGTGTGGAAGATTAAAAAGTGATTATAGTTATTCAAACACAATAGTGTATAACAATTTCCCGTGGCCTGTAGTAACGGAGAAGAATCGGGAACAAATTGAAAAATCGGCACAGGAAATTTTGAAAGCAAGAACATTATATCCGAATAGTAATCTTGCGGCTTTATATGATCCTTTAACAATGCCAGCCGAGTTACGGCGAGCACATACTGCAAATGATAAAGCTGTTATGGCTGCATATGGCTTTAGTACAAAAATGACGGAAGCAGATTGTGTGGGAGAGTTGATGAAATTATACCAGAAAATGCAATGATAAAAGTTTATAGAGCTGTTTTTTTGCTCAAAGTAAAATATTTGAAAACATAGAATATTCCAAATCCATAAAAGATGAATAAAAACCAATATGGGAATTTTACAGGTGTTACAAAATTTGTAAAATTTTCATATTGGTTTTTTTGTAATATGTAAAAATTATAAATTTGGATATCGAGTAAGGTTTCGGATTTTTGATTTTTATGTATTTTTCAATTTTGGATATGGCTCCGAAATTGGCAATTTTGCGGAAGTGTATCCACACTTCCTGTCCTTGCTGTTTTTATAATCACATGGTGATTTCACAGGGATATAGGGCTGTTTAGCCTATTTTTTCTCCCTGTGCTGTGACCGAAGAAATTCGAGGAACCAATTATATATTTATGCTGAATGTGAGGAACTGGGGAGCACAATCCTCAGCAAGAATCCTACATCCGGAAAATATCATATTGCTAAAATAGCGATATGGTATTACCGGGGTGGATCTTGCTCTAGTGTGTACTGAGACCTCGGCATAAATAGAAAAATGGGTTTGGGGAATCTCCAGCAAGATGAAAACCTGATGAGAGAATATTGTGATGAAAGACAATATTGTTAAACACAGGTGGATCTTGCTCTGGGGTAAGAAAGAAGTATCTTTATATTATCAAAATGATATTTGGAGTTTATGTTGTTGGAAAGTCGTAAGCAGGAAGATAACTTCAAGTTGTTGGTGCAAATATAATGAATAGAAGTGTCCAGTACATTTTTGGTGATGGGTATTTTGGTGGAATCCATTTTTATTTATTTTTGAATAATAAAATTTTGAATCTGCAGCCGATTCTGCCTGCCGGACAATGTTTTTAGATATCTGTAAACGTCACGGACTGAAACTTGATGAAGAACCATCGGATGATGGAAGAAAGTATTTGGAAACACGATAGAAGCAAACGCTGTACTTATCGTCTTGTCTGGCAGGGAAGATTATTAGGCATTAACCAGAGAGATATCGGCAGAGAAAACAGAAGTGATAGACAATGATATTTGTTAGATATGCTTCTTGTCGTTGGCTGCATCATATTAAAACGCTTTTTACGTTAAAAAAGTGCTGTGATCACAAGGCTTTTTGCAAGCAAAAATGAAAAGGCTATATATAGGTAGCCTGTGAAACTGGAAGTGCCCATTTTGGGCCTGATTTAAAGAATAATGTTCTGACAGAGACCAATGGAATGACTCTCTGCTGGGGCTCCAAAAGAAAGGAAAAATGATTATGGAAAAAATGATGAATACAAAAACAGAGGGTAACACATTTACAAAGAAAATCGGGCAGACAGTCTATGTTGTCCGTTATCATTTCAATGAAAATGCAAAGGAAACAATGCAGGAGAAGATTAACCGGATGCTGGTTACAGAAGCAAGTCGACAGGCAGTGTATTAAAATTAGGTGGATGTAATTGAAGAAAAAATATGATATCATGTGAGTAACAAATCGGGATTTGGCAGATGTAAAAGGATTTTGACACGCATAATAAGTGATGTCAAAGCTATTTTGTAGACAATAGTGAGTGTTTTTCCTACAATAAAAGTGCAAGGAGGTATAGTGGCATGGAGCATGATATTGGATGCAAAATCAAGGAAGCCCGAATTGAAAAAAAGCTGACGCAAGAACAGGTTGCCGAATTGTTGGGTGTGAGTCGTCAGACCATCTCAAATTGGGAAAATGAAAAATCCTATCCAGATATTATCAGCGTCATTAAAATGAGCGAATGCTACGATGTCTCTCTTGACTATCTATTGAAAGGAGAACGAAAAATGAAAAGCTATTATGATTATCTTGAAGAAAGTACGAATGTTGTGAAAAGCAATGCCAACAGAAACAAGATTATTACGATTCTCTCCTATCTCTTGATTTGGGCGTTTGCAATGATAGTGTTCTGGTTTTTTACAAGTGGAAGTGACGCTATGGGTTACAGTTTGATGTTTCTTTGGTTTATTCTTCCTATATCCACATTTATTGTATCTATTGTTATTGGTAAAAATAACTTTTGGGGAAAAGGAAAATGGGCATTCACTCTTTTCTTTGGCGTAATGTATATGCTTGCTGAATATGGCACATTCAAAATGGCAAACAACATTGCTTTTAACAAACTGAATACCCCTGACTTGGGAATGATTGTAGCCGGAGCAATAATCTCTGCAATCGGTATGTTGGTAGGTTCACTGTGGAATAAGAAACGCCACAATCAAAAAAATAAGTAACAAGAAAAATTCAAGTTTGTAGAATTCAAAAATTTAATATGAAATGTGAGATAGAGCGTATGGAAATAATCTATACGTTCTATTTTTTTGCCTTTTTTGAAAAAGTGATTAAAAAACTATTGACATTTTGTTACTGGTAGAAGCAGATGGTTATAAAAAGCTTTTGATAACTATGAGTGCAAAAACAGATAGCTGCGAAAATTTATTATGAGCTAATAGCAAAATTTGATATTTTGTGATATTGAGGGTATGGGGAATCGTAATCTCCATTAAGTTCGTCAGAGAATCATAATCCAGAAATGGGATTTTGAGTTACTCTAGGCGATACTTGCTTTAGAAAATGATTTGCCATAATGAGTTAGAACATGGGAGGAGGAAGCGTTAAAAAAAGAGAGAGCCATAAGCAACTCTCTCTGTGATAAAATTAAAAAGTTATAGTATCAGTGATTCGGTAAGATTACAAAAATCCTTAACAGGAATATTTTCTTTAAGTGGTAAAGCTGTCTCTAAAAAGGTTTCGTCTGCAAATCTTTCGAGTTCAGAATCAAAATGTATAATTGAAGCATTTGTATTTAATTGGTATGGTGGAATTGTAACAAAATAATCATAATCTTCGTAAGAAGGAGTGGCGCAAGAAACTTTAATTTTTCCGTCCAATTTCAATTTTGCAAATTCTCCATAAATGGCAGTTAAGGCTTTTTTTCTTTCTTCATCAGAAGTAATTCTATCTACATATCTAATATACCAATAATCTATATTTCCCTCTTTTAATTCAATTAAATAATCGTATGATCTGGGCGTTCCAGATTTTATTGTCCATTCAACTTTATGCAGACTTGTCATCATGGAAAGTCCACGCATTAAAGTAGAAAAAAACTTTTCATGCACCTGAACAGTAGAGAGATCCAGAGAAAATCCATTGTCTGCAATTATCTTTTTTCGTTCCCGTATTTTCTTAGAAGAATATCCCGTTGCATCATATAATTCTTGGATAAGTTCTGGATCATCAATGGCTTTTGCAATTTTATCAATAGTGCTTTTATATGGTCTTCCAGATCGGGCACCGTTGAGCATTCGTGAAATGGTTGCATTATTTAAGCCTGTTTGTTCAGATAATTCTTTTTGTGTTTTTTTCTGTAAAATGATTTGAAGTATATTGATGAATCTTTCCTGATCGTAAACGCTGTCAGGATTTATTAGTGTGCCTGAATTTGATATAAATTCGTTCATTCAAATCTCCTCTTGACTTCTTTGACTTTGTATAAATTGACTTCTTGTATTTTATCTTATCAATTATATCCCTAAAAATCAATTTAAAACATAAAGAAATCAAAAAATGCTTTATTGATATTCTTGCAAAAGTCAAAGAAGTCAAAAACGTAATTGACATTTTGACATCTTTGTGTATAATGTAAATCAAGAAGTCAAAGAAGTCAAATGAATCAAAAAGAAAGGAAGGAGGGCTGTGGATTGAAATATAGGGTTGTTTCGATTTTGAAAGATAATAGACCACGTTTTTTGATTATTTCTGATATTGAAGAAATTGAAATCCTTCCATCAAAGTATTTGAAGCATCTGGATCAGATTAATGCTTCTCCGAATACTGTAAAATCTGCAGCTTTCGCACTTTCATATTATTACAATTTTCTGCAGGAGCAAACGATAGGATTGGATGAGATTATATTGCGATCCTATTCAGAGCAGAATAAACATTTTATTGATTTCTTGTATTGGGTTAAGAGTGGAAAGCATACTGAGCATAACACACAGACGAGCAATAAGACCTGCAATATGTATCTTGGTGCAGTCTTCAGATACTACCAGTTTTTGGCACTGGAAGATGTTTTGCCAATGCTTAAAGTCTTACGAGTAAAAAAAGTATCGTATTTTGACAGTATGGGAGTAAATCATCAAAATGCAGTGAATTCGTTTAAAGGTTTCTTCAAAGAAGAAGAACCTAATCTGGAAGAAATAACATCCGAAGAAATACAGGAACTGATAAATGCCTGTACGAATGATAGAGATCGATTGCTGATAGCAATGATGGCAGAAACCGGTCTTAGATTAGGGGAAATTCTGGGAATCCATTATACCGAAGATATTGATTTTGAAAGAAGGACGGTTCGGGTAAGGTATCGTGAATCCAATACCAACTTGGCAAGAGCAAAAAATGCAGAATATAGAATGGCTTTGTTAAGTAATACAACTTTTGAGTTCTTGGTTAAGTACATTTCTGATAACCGAAAAAGTCTGATGAACTCGGAGTATCTATTTACAAAATTGACAGGAAAAAACAAAGGAGAGCCATTAGATGCGGATTCTGTGTATAGCATGTTGAAAAGGCTATCCAAAAAAACGGATATCAATTCCCATCCGCATCAGCTCCGACACTATTTTGCGGAGGAAAGAAGAAAAGAAGGGTGGGATTTGAATGACATTCGTTTTGCCCTGGGGCATAAGAAAGTCGAAACTACCATTAAATACTTGGGTGAAAATAATGAACGATTGATAGAAGCGACAGATCAATACTACTCAAATAATGAAGATTTATACCAAATTGCAGATTTTCTGTAAAAGGAAGGAGGGATTACCTTGGCAGTATTAAAAATTGTTCCGAAGTTATATCAGGAAAAAATATCTGAGAAATTAAAGGAAGAAATATCTTTAGTTACAAATGGAGAAGCAAAATACTATAACCGGTTATACAAATTTTTTCAGTATACCGATATACAGTGTACTGCAGATATTAACTATGAAACGAGAAAAATGTATATGGATTCTCTTGAAAAAGAGGATATTTCAGAAAAATATAAAGCGGAATTACTGAGCTTATTTGATCGTTTAAAAATAGAAAATATGCCGGATGTCTATTCACAAGGAACCCCCTTCTCTGTAGAACAGGAGTTTTTTAAGCAAGACAAATTGTTTTTGCTGTATGTCCCCAATAAGAAGAAAGCACAATCTTTCCGTCAGGTGGTTGATAAGAATGATTTGTTATGGGACTTAACGAGGATACATTCATCACAGTTGGTGCGACAGACAAAAATATTGCTGTGTGAAATTCTGAATATGGATAAGGTACAAAGACATCGAAGATATTTTTTAGAACCATTAAAAGCACTTATACGGTTTTGCGATAAGTACGGAATAGATGATATTGAAGAAATGGAACAGGCAGACGAAAACAGATTTTATCTGTATTTAAACAAGGAGTCGGAAATTATAAAAAAACAGGCTTCTAAGATTGTTGAGTTTGCGAGAAGAACGTTATTTCTAACAGATTCAGAGACAAATTGGCGAGCGTGTATCTGGTATATGGATAGGTTTCAGTTTGATAAATCGAGAATCAATGCCAGTTCACCTGTTAAAAGCCTTTCATTTATTAATATTTACGAAAAAGAAAATCGTTGGTATTTACAATTATACGCAAAATATTTGGTCGGGATATCTGATCTGTCTTTATCAAATATCCGAAATACAATAAGTTTTATTTCACAATTTTTAAAATATCTGGATGGACAGAGTAAGAAAGTAACTGAACTGGCGATGCAAGATATAGCGGATTATGTGTCTGTTTTGGATGAGTCCGATATTAAGTATTCCACTTTTAACCGATATATCACACATATGCATACATTTCTACAGTTTTTGAAAATGAAAAATATTGAAGTGTTGAAGTTTTATCCGGAACGATTTTTAAAAAAAGGTTTTTCGGAACACAATGAAAGAAGTGTTCCAGAAAAAACAATTGCTCATCTGATTAAGGAGCTGCCGGCATTCCCAGAGCATTTACAGTTGATGTATTTGATTTTGTTTTGCACAGGAATTAGGAAAAGCGAGGTTTGTACAATAAAATCGGGAGCCTTTTATTCACAAGGCAATGAGAATTGGATGCGCATATATCAAAGCAAAATGCGGAGAGAAAAAGTTATTCCTGTTCCCAGTCTATTGGTTGGACTGGTGAATGATTATGAAAAAAAGTACGGAATAAAAAATGGGGAGTATTTATTCAAAAATAAAAAGGGTGGTGCATTTAATGGACAGACATTTTCAAATCAGATGATTCGGGAGTGTAAGGTTCGTGGGATTGCCTGCGGAGATTATATCTTTAGAGCACACGATTACAGACATAACCTTGCAACTTCAATGTACGGAAATGGGGTTTCTATACAAGGGGTACGAGATTATCTAGGACATTCAAGTGAGAATATGACAAAACAGTACATTGATTTCATGCCGGAACGTATTGTATCGGCTGAAGATAAATATTTCTCTAAAAATCAGTCATTTAAATTGAAAGGAGCAGAAGATGATGAAAGGTAATATTAATTTGATTTCGTATGACTGTTATCAACAAGCTACAGAAAAACAGTTGGCAGGGCTGAAATGGAAGGAAAACAGGGTGTACTACATATCTGAGATTCATAATGAAAAGATACAGGATGAGATTTATGGGTATATCGATGATAGATGTAGACGTTTGTCATTATCAACAGTAGTAAATGATATTTACAGATTTGATCTGTTGAAAGAATTTCTGAATGAGAAGTGTACAAGTTGTAGCAGCATTACTGATAAAAAATGGGAAGAACTGGAGAGAAGTTATAAAGCATTTTTATATAAAAAAGGATTGGCGCTGTACGTTAGAAGAAATAGACCGGATAGGCGGAATGTTGAGCAGCAAAGTAGCGCTCAGGTTTCTTTTCTGAAAATGTATTATGAGTATGTTGTGAAGTGTAAAACAGCAGATATTCCAGAAAATGAAAAAGATGTATGGGATATGAGAAAGTTGGATATTGTGCCAAGGAGTAATCCGATTCGTGGAAGATATAGATTAGATTTTCGTGAGATCAGGCAGAAAGAATTTAAAGAGATAATAAAGAAAATATTGTATAGCCACTGCCAGACAAAAGCAATGGGTAGTATAAAAGGTGAATTGCGTGGATTCCGTCGGTTTGCTAGTTTCATGTATGATCGATTCCCAGAAGTAAAGCACTTTACAGAAATTAGCAGGGATATGATAGAAGATTATCTGGTTTATATAAAAACGGATACCGGTCTTACATCAGTCAGTTACACGACAGAGCTGTCGGTTTTGGATAATCTGTTGGATGAAATAGGGCGTGAACTGGAAATAGAAAATATATGCAACCTTTTTCTGTCCAGTGATTGCAGAGCATATGATAACGCTTTACCAGAAGCGTATTCAGATGCAGAAATCAGGAGATTTAATTGTGCATTAACAAAATTAAAGCCCCAGTTAGGCAGATGTTTAATAATACATCAGATGCTCGGTACAAGAATAGAGGATACGTTGACTTTGCGAAGAGATTGCTTATCTGAGAAATCAGGACATTATTTTATAACTATTATCCAGCAGAAAACAAGGAAATACAAAAGACCAGTTAGCGATCAGCTGGCAGAATTGATTAGAAAAGCAATAGAAGTTTCAGAAAAGGAGCATCCAGATTCAGAATATATTTTTCTGCAAGATAATGGAAAATTGTATACAGATTCAATGCTGAAATATCATGTAAATATCATGATTTATGAAAATGATATCAGGGATGATAAGGGAAATTATTTTGAGTTTCGTACACATCGTTTTAGACATACTTTTGGAGTAAAACTTACAGAAATGAAATTAGATGATGATAGCATTGCAAGGCTGTTGGGGCATAAGGATACACGAACCATACCACATTATCGGCGGTTAAGAAACGAAGCATTAGCGGAGGATACAAAGGCTGTACGAGATGAAATGAATGAATTATTAGCACAATACAGGAGGGAAAAGGAAAATGCAGAAACACGATAAAATGGTAGCACTGGCAAAAGAAAAAAGTGCGGAAATGACGGAAACAGCAATAACAGCTATTGAAACAATGTATAGAAAAAATATAAAAATTTCAGTTGCTGAACTTACAAAACTAACAGGACTTTCCAGAGGTTTTTTCTATAATAATCCGAATGTGAAACAGGTCATGATGGAATTGAAGGAAAAACAACAGGGAATGATATTGCAAAATCCTAAAAGCAATGCTATTGCAAAAGCACAGGAAGCACGGATTAAGAGTTTAGAACAGAAACTATCCGATAGTGTTCCGAAAAACGAATATGAAAGTCTTCAGAAAAAATATGAAGAATTACAGGTGAAATATAGTCAAATGAAAAAGGGAACACTATTGAAGATGTACGACCAATTATAG